CGATCGAGAGTATGATTTGTATGGCACTTCGTACCATGACACCAATTAAATTCGCTCATGTGTACCACCATAGAATAGCGATTGAAACTACAAGCGCTATTCCCCACTCTATTAAAGTTAGTTCCATTTTATTCTCACTTGACCAGTTGCATTTCGCCAACCCTCAGCGTCTAAGTCCCAATAGATTAAACAAGGGTCGCCATTTTTTGATAAAAAGGCTTTGCCCTCAGTTCCCTCAGGACTATCAAACTGACCTTTACGAGTTATTATTTTTTTATGTTTCTTCGCAAAATAAGTTATATAAAAATTACTCATTACCAACTTTCTGCGTGATGATGTAAGTCGTTGCCTCATCATCTAACACTCTAAGTGCTTTAACTTTTTCTAATGCCTCGTCAAAGGTTTTAATTGGCTTTCTTACTTTACTCACACAAAAATATTCGTCTGAGATTTTTTGTAGTACTATATACATTTTGTCCTTTCGTTGTTAATAGGACTATCCTATAACAGATAGTCCTATATGTCAAGTGTTAATTTACACTTTGTTTTTCGTATTGTAGTCTTGCCTTGATCTTATCCTCTCTAGTCTGATTTTTATTTTTCATACCTTTAATCATAGACGCAAGATTGCTAGGATTGTAAATCGTCAAGCCAGTAGAGTTAGTTCTAACTAATTCTGCCTCGTCTAATTGTATTCCTAGTTCACTAGCAAGTTCGATACCCTCGCTTAAATATCTGTATGCTTTCAACCCAATTTTTAATTGGTCTGTCTGCTTACCAATACTATCTATCCAAGTTTGGTGTTTGGAAACAACATTGGCTTTTGCCATTCGCCATTGTTCAAATTGTTCGTACTCGGCTTTGGTACAAGCGATTGCTCTTGACCTACAATAAGAAGTTCCAATAACATCTAACTGATATTGGTCATCAAATTCTTTAGTCATACCGATACCACCCTCGTTATTACTTCTATGTTTAGATTTACCCAAAAAACTATTACACGCGTCTATGTGTTTAGTTTTGTGTGGGTTTTCATCTTTACCATTTTGTTGTGCGATAATATCTGGGTTGCAACCATTGGCTTTAAGTTCTTCCCTATAATATGCGTGAGCAAATTGGCTACTGTCGTCGCCACCACCATATTCATTACCATTGAGATTGCCATATAAACTAAAATCAAAATGTGATTTTGTTTCTTTGTTTTCGCCCTCGTCATCAACATCTTCGTTATGTGCGAAATAAAAGCATTTATCTTTTGCTACTACATCACAGGGGTCGCCATACTTCTTTTTGAAAGTTCGTAGTGTGGCTACATCTTCTTTCGGATATGACCTTTCAACAACTTGTCTTGCAAGTTCAAAAGTATTCTTTTGGCTTTCATTAAAGTTTTCTCTTGCTTGTAGAAATGCTTGTTGCTCTTGCGTTTCTTCTTTTTCGAATACATCTTTAATTTTATTAAAGAGTTTATTTCTGTATTCGGTGTTCATGCGTATTTTAGACATATGTCCTTTCTGTTAGTGTTTATATTTATCCCATACTATCCCTTGACAAACTCTTTGTCAAGCACTATATTGTATTAGGACTAGTAAATAGTCCTTTCAGGTCAAAGGCGCTTGGAGTGAGGGATTTAAACTCTATAGCATAGGTCGCGAGTTCGCCGAACTGGGATTGTATCTTGGTGCATCGGGATACAAGGAAGATCCTCACCTACGCACACCTGCGCCATTGAGCCCTGATCCATTGGACTTACGTCCAACAGCGGACCGCAGAGGTTGCAACCTTGCCAATGGATCTGGGGTCAAGTGGGTAGATTCATAATCTTGCTGGTGCACGCCCAGATAAAATGCGCGTGCTTGACCAACCCACAGGGCCTGGGTAAAGGCCCAATCAAAAAAAAATTAACGCACAAGCTACAAGCTTCAAGCAGGGTGGGCCCGCCCCATAATGAACAGGCGCCAAGCAGCTAAGGCTTGACAGGTTCAGGCATCTGGGATATAGTGGGACCATGTTTACAAAGAGAGTTTATGCAATCTCACAGTAATCAGATTGGGACGCTGCCGGGCCATCATAACCAACCCGGCGGACCCGTAACCAAACAGAAAGGAATCAAATGAGTGCAGTAAGAAAAAGCGAGACATGCGGAGACCAGCTTCGCAGGATGTGCAAGAGCATTGCGAATGGCATCAGCGAACCTGAAGAGATAACAGACGAAGAAACAGGAGAGAAACGTACAGAGACAGCCAGCGACTGGATGGAAGGTACGTACGACATACGTTACCTTGTGGACCGTGAGAAGCGTTACCTCGGTGCAGAGATCTTGGTAGCAGGAGGCGGCCCGACGATCTGGGTAGATCTCTGGGATAAAGAGGTTAAAGGTTACTGGGGCTCGGACCGTGTAACGGCGCCCTTCATTGACGAACTAGGACTGGACGATTACCTGGAAGAGATGTATGGCTGCTCATAGAAAGTACGATCACATCATAACCGAGATCCATAACGCCTGGTGCCGGGCCAATGGTTACCCAGAGCGCAAGCCTTCAAGCAGAGTGCATATGGCCGGTAGGCCCAGGGCACAAGGTTCAAGCTTCAAGCCTGAGTCTACAAGCTCCAAGATCCTAGAACCAGAGTACAAGCGATAGGTTCCAAGCTTAGGGGAACAAGCAACAAGGACAAAGGTACAAGCTTTGTGTTTCATGTGAAATGAAATCTGATGAGGGGATAGCCTCACAGAGTAAGCTTTTGTAAGCTTAAGCTCTAGTGTAAAAAACGTTCCATTTTTATTTTGACAAAGCAAGTCTGGAGTGCCAAGTAAGGCACGATTCTCAATACGAATAAACGAAATTGTTTTAAATTCTTTCTTTAATTTTTTATATAAATTTGACTCTGTCATGGGTGGTCTGACCCTACGCTTACCGTGCTATAATTTCTTAATTACTTCGCCCATTACACGTGTAGGTTTCTCTGCTTTTAAAACTAATCTATGTGTCTCGCTTGTACCTAAAACTCTATTCTCCAACAACATCATTGCTGTTAGATCATACATCTCGCCATTAGGTAATTCTATTTGAACCCTAGCATGTTGACATACTGGGGATTTCATGAACTTATCTAACGCCATTCTCAATTGCTTTCCGCTTACCATTCTGACTTGTAATATACAATATATAGGATATATTGCAAGTATGAGCGAATACCCAAAAGCTAGCAAATTTACGCCAATACCCAAAGATAAGTACGGATTGCAGGAGCTAACCAACAAACAGCGTGCTTTCTGTGAATATTTGGTAATGAACGAGGGTAGATGTACAAATACAGAAGCAGCCGTACAGGCAGGCTACGCACCCAACAGTGCAAAGCAAGAAGCATACAGGTTAATGAAGTTACCACACGTACAGAACTATTTTACTAGACGTATGAATGAAGTTAACAGAGCTTATGTTGTTACAAGAGAGAACTTTATTAAGAGACAGATCAAATTATCTGAGAAGCTAGAGAAGGAAGGCAAGACAGAGAAGACAGCTGCGTTTGAGCAGATGATAGGCAAGGCTAGAGGTATATTCATAGACAGGAAAGAAATCATTACTAGAAATCTGACTGCTGAAGATAAGCTAAGACGTATGGAAGAACTACGTAAGCAAGCTGAAAAGATGAAGAAAGTAAACGATCTTATTAAAGAATAACCTTATCCATTTTAATTATACAACCCATCGGGAAAACATTACGGTCTGAGAAGACTTCGTCGTTCTCATCATACGAACTAAACGTCCAAAGAAACTTTTTAGTTTTTTTATAGACATACGCTTGCGATACCATCTTCGCACATTCGAACTTATCGAACTCTTCCGGCGTGTTATGACCCGCATCGCCGGTGATGTCGAGCCACTTAATAGAATAGAAGTAATACTTCTTCTTACCAATCTTTGCATGTTTATATCTCTTCTTCCTTTTGGGCATAATGTAGGTATAGTCTTTTTTCAATGAAATTTCAAAAAGCAAAATGCAAAATATACGCGCGCGTCCCTTATTTTGTTGTGGTTATTGGCTTATTTCACTTTTTCCAACTTTTTGCTTAAATAAGCCTTTAATACCAATGATTTTTAAAAAATTGTATCTTTTGTATCCAATTGTATCCTGACAAAAGATACAAATTTGGCGTTATTTCCCTTGGTATACAACACTTCTAGCTTTTGTATCCTTTGTAACCACTTTTTAAAAAAATTATTTTTATTTTTTTTATTTTATTGAAAAAACCCTATACAATGGATACAATTGCAATTAATGGCTAATTTACTGTACTATTTGATCATTTTTTGTATCTGCACAGTCTATTTCTTTGGATACATTTTTATAATATTGGTC